TGATGAACAACCGTGGAAAGAGAAACTCTCGTGCTAACATGTCTAAACCTAAGGGTGATGGACATGTCGCTCCACCCGGCTCAGCCGGCAGGGCAAGAAAGAAGAAGGAAGCTACCGCCTCAGTTGATTTAAGGCAGGCTAGTTGCGTAATTCCCACAGGGAATGTTGCGAACAACAACTCAGCTCTGCTGAGGGATACCACTGACATAATTATGCCAGCATCTATTCCTCAGAATCTCCCGATGGAATCCATCGTGGCCGCTACTCCCATTCTTTCTGAACCCTTAAGCCTTCGGGCTCAGGAGGTGTCAGTGACACCTCGTCGTGCCTCCACGACTCAACCTAAACGAAAAATAGACCCTGTAACAATTGCGCGTTCATACGCGCCAGCTTGCTCTCAAGAAGACCCGGCCTATCCCATCTACAAAGCGATGGGAATTCCCGTGCGCGACGTACCACATCGCAACGACAATCCACATCAACTAGCTGCCGGAATCCGTTCCCGCGCTACTTGCTTGGCTCTCGGACTTCTAGCCCGAACGCATGTGCATATCGTTGATAGATACGGTTCTCCCCGCACACGAGAAATCGCTGACTTTCTAAATAGAAGCTTAGAACGCCCCATACACGTACAAATCGATTCACCCAAGATCGTTGCGAAGGACTACACACGCGGCGATTTACGACTGAATACTGATGGACAAACTATACCCGCCACGGCCTTTCTGATGGTCGACGTCTATAAGAATAACACGGTTCCTTTTTCCCCCGAAACTTTTTCGGATTGGTTCCTTGCTCATTGCGTCGACTGGTCTCTCTACGATCCTGGAATTCCCGGCTCACTACCCTATTCTGAAGGTTTCTTTGGAACTTGGGTAGGCCGATGTTTTTATGGTGACGCAGGAGAGTGCGAAGAAGCTGTCTGGTGTCGGGACGCTAGTGGAAACATCATTTTCAGTCAAGACAACATGACTGCTGACCCATACCACAATCCACCTTTGGATTGGATGTGGGATGGTTCTCCCTTTCCTCGCATGCTCTTGAAGCATGCCGATAAAGGCGAGGTTTATGTTACTATCTTCTGGACCGAGACTTCCAAAGTCGGTTCTTTGAGGATAATGGGAATCGGTGCCAGCCCTCACGATATGCCTCCCCCCTGTCCCTGCGAATTTTCCTCCCAATTGATTCGAGTGCAAACTCCTGTTCTCAGGCCATGCACTCTTCCCATCATTGGGGGTTTAGTCACAGGTTTCAAGCGTGGAGTTCTGCTCGCGGCTCGCAAGACCTGTCCTGGTTCTGACCTGTATCGGCGTTTAAATGCTTCTTTTGCTCCAACGGTGGAATATATTCTATATAAACCCGTCGTTCAGAAAGTCCTCGACGAATTCTCCACTGAAAAGATACGAAACTACCAAATCGGCAGAGTCCGCGCTAAACTCAGCGCGGCTCTTTCCGAACCTCGCTTCACGAATATCGAATCCCGCATGCCAGTGTTGTCCAAATGTGATCTTCACGGCCTTACCCTTGCAGTCATGCATCATGATTTACAAGGAAAGGTTGACACGGCCTCTGCCTACAGGGATTTCCTAGGTTCTGACGCAGAGAAATTCAACGACCTACATGGCCAGTCTTTTGCGGTTTCACCCACGTATAAGACTCCCCTATGGTTGAAGACGGTAGGTGCTGGCGCTTGTCTTTTCTTTGCCGCATTCTGGCTGAAGTCTCGTCGCTTCACTCCTGGTGACATCTTGCTGTCCAACACTTTCTGTGATACTGTTTTTGTCTCTCCTATCATCGAAGAAACTTTCAAAAAGATTTTATCATTTGTTCCCCTCCCCTTCTGCGGGGGCAATAGAGCCGATATCCTTTTCGGTCCTATTGAATATATTTCCAAACTCTATAGATTTTCTAGAATGGGCATGTCCTGTTCTAGCATAGCTTATGCCGCTGCTCCTGCCATGGCTATGCACGAATTGACTAGAAGATCGCCTTTGGCCCAAGCCATTTTGGTGCACATGATTTTCAATGCAGCTGCTCTGCTTCACTCAGGATCCCACTTTTCTTATATACCTCACTCAGAAACACCCACTGCGGGTTCTTTTCTCAGTTGGAGGTCCCTATTCTATTTGGAACCCTGGACGGAACGAGTGCTGTCTCCTTGTGCTAAACCTGTTCTTGAGCCTTTTCCCTGTCATCTAGCTTTGCTTCCAAGAAGTGAGAGTGTAAATTCTCCTTACCCTATGGAATGCTCGGATCTCATAGTTACTGGAAATATGCCTTTCCGCGAAGAAAGAAACCCGACTTTCTTCTTCACTTTTCTTCCTTCTCAAATTCCTGGTTACGTTCCGGCCTGTACAGATGCCAATCTTGCTGCGGCAGTGCGCTTCAGAATCTTGGCGGTTCCTCCTTGTGCCCCCAGAATACAACAGAAGAATTGGAAGAAAGCTTTCCGTAGAGGATTGCCCCTGGAGGTCTATCCTTTGATCTCTTGGGAAGACGAAAAAGACGCCTGGTTGGAACATTTCGATCAAAAGAAAAGAAAGAAATATGCTGCTCTTCTCTTAGGTCTTTCCAGTGAAAGCTGGGAATCCTATGCGGCCAGCGCGGCAAACACTCCTCTTTTCATGAAATCTAACGAATTGCTTTTCAAATTCGATGAAGGCAAAGCTCAACTGAAACCCCGCGTAATAATTAACGTGTCTCCAAAAGTCCAGGTGCTTGTTGGTCCCCCTATATGGAGGGCCCAGCAGAACCTCAAACTAGAGTGGCCTATGAAACCCATATTCAAAACGCATAAGAACTTTTCTTACTCACTGGCTTACGCTGGCGCTGCTACCGACGCGGACCTATCTAAATGGTTCGTCCGTGTCATGGCAAACACCGGCAATTTTGCTGCCATCATCGTGAGCGGAGACGATTCATTTGTCGTTGTTTCTTGGGAAGGTCAGCTCTTTACTTTTGAAGGTGACGCAACAATGTACGACCAATCCGAATCTTTCGGACCTCTTGGTGTTGCATGGAAAGCTTGCCGGCGCTTAGGCGTCGACTCTTCCACCATCAAGTTGCTTTCAGAACTTGCCCACAATTCATATACAGTTAGATCAAAAGATCCCACAGACCAAGCAACTCTCCGCATTAATAAGAGAAATCGACCCATTCGCGACACTGGCGGAGCTGACACATCGCTCGGCAACAGCCTCGTGATGGGCCTTTCTTGGTTCTACGTCTTTCGCAAGATGGCGAAGGCCCAAGATTTTTCTTTGATGAATGCAGAGAAACGCTTTCAGTTCTTAGGACTCAAGATGAAAATCAAAAAGTTGGACCCGTACCAGGGCACTTTCCTTAAAGGAATGTGGTACCATACCGACCAAGGACCATATTGGGGCCCCCTCCCATCTCGATATTTTAAGATGGGGAAGGCTCTACGTGATCCTCGAGAAGTGTACAAAGTGAAAAATTTTGAAGTGGCGGCGCGATCGTTTTTGAACGACGTAGCTTGTTCCTACTCCCTTTTCATTTCTGTGCCACTCATTCGGCAATTTATCACAAACTTCAAGAAGTGCTCGGC